GCTCGCTACGGGTCGTCCCAAGATGTCTGAAGAGCAACGTGAGTTAAGGAGAACACTAGAAAAACTAAATGGCAAGTTGCTATTAGCGAAGCACTGCATAAGAAACATTGCCGAGCTAAAAGCGTTTATTAAAAGAACGGATGTATCGTGCATTGAGTTGATGCTTGCCCGTATGGTGGAACGCGCTATTTCAAAAGCAGAGATCCAATACCTTAATTGGATTTATGAGCGCTTAGGCTGGGACTTCGATGAGGAAAACTACCGCCGAAGATCAGCAGTCGAAAACGAAATGATACGAGAGGTATCTGATTTAGGATTCACTGAAAGCTCTGATTAGGAGAAATTTTCTCATAGAATAGGCAAAAACTTTAAGAGATGATTAAAAAATATCAAATTAACTTCAATAAGCTGCCTACTCAGGCGAGGTTATTTGATAATGACGAGACCATGGATATCATGTTTGCCGGTGGTTTAGGATCGGGCAAGACATTTGTCTTATGTAATAAGGTACTGAAACTTTCAAACCAGAATCGGCACTTCTCAGGAGGCCTACTCGCTCCTTCATTCCCTGATTTAAGGCGAGATATCATCCCTACATTTGAAGAGATCTTGGATCAAAATAACATACCGTATAAATATCATAAGTCAGAGAAGTGGTTTAATTTTCCTTGGCAACATCCTCGCGCGAAGGTTTATCTTTTCTCTGCTGAAAAACCTATCGCCGGACCTAACCTTGCTTATTGCGGGATCAATGAATTCTCTCTCATCCCATACGATCGCATTACTGAAATGCTACGCCGAGTCAGGGTTAAAGAGGCTCCGGTTAAACAGAGGATCATGGTCGGGACGCCTGAAGATGTCCACGGTTGGTTGGAGGATTTTGTTGAGAAGAGACAGAAACAAAATGACGGGAGGTTCCTTTTATTAAATGCAAGGACAGATGAGAACATTCATATAGATGATAACTATGGGATGGACTTAGAAGGCATGCTCGATGCTCAATCTCTTAAGGTATTCCGAGAGGGTCAGATAGTCCGTATCGGTGGTAATTACTTTTACTATTCGTTTAATAAGTTAAATAACGTCTCTGATAAAGTTGAGTTCGATCCTAATCGGGTCATTCACGTCGGGTTAGACTTTAACGTTGGATACATGACCGCGTCGCTCGGTCAGAAATGGGGAGGAGAGTTTCACTTCTTTGATGAGGTCCTACTACAGGGCGACGCTAACACTTACACCATGGCAAGAGTCCTGACTACTCATCCTCAGTACGACCACAAGAGAATGATCATTACTTGTGATGCCTCGGGCGCGTCGAGACGATCCTCATCCCTTGAACAGGTACAGAGTGATGTCGCGATTTTAAGGAAACATGGATTAGAGGTTAGATTCAAAACCCAAAACCCTAGGCTTAGGTCTCGGCAAGTAACAATGAACTCCCACTTTGACCATAAAAGAATTTGGATTCATCCTCGTTGCAAGCTCCTTATTAAAGACTTTGAAAAGACGTTACAGAAATCAGACTTCACAAAAGACGAGGGTAAAGAAAAAAAGTTTGGTCACTTCTCTGATGGTGCTGACTATGTCATAGAGTTTGAGTTACCATTAGATTTAAACCGAAACAAAATAGTAACGTATTCAGAAAAAAGATAGGTGAAACAATGGGCGTGATTGAAGAAAAATTCATAAAAGATATTGGTTTTAGACAAATGGTGATAGCAGATACAAGACTTAATAGTGATATCATCAACCGGATGTCTGACTCTAAAAGAGATATCGAGTGCTATAATGGGAAGCTCCTTCCTTATTTAGAAAGGGAACTCCTTAATAGATTCTCGGTTGATACCGTCAACGAGATGCCAAAGATCTCCCAAATCAACTTAACAAAGAAGATCGCAAACTCTAAAGGTTCTCTTTACAGTAACCGCCCCGAAAGAAAGTTCTACGATGTTACCGATAGTCAGAAAGAAGTCCTTCCCCTTGTCTATGCAGATATGGGCGACGACGAGAAAATGAAAAAGTCTGATCGGTACTTTGAACTTCAAAAGCAAAACCATTTGATCATCACGCCTAAAAATAAAAAACTAACTATGAAGGTCCTTGCTGGTCATAGATTGAACGTAGTCCCTAAGCTCGAAGACCCTGAGAGTGCAGAGGTCTATATCATTTCTACGTTTGATGATACCTACAATAATAAAAAGGTAATTACGTCAGACCAAACTAACCAGATAGCGGGTGACCCAGACGACTATAAAGCAATGCTCGAAACTCATATCGTATGGACTGAGAACTACCACTTTACAATGAACGGTAGAGGGCAAATTACTTCAGAAGAGATCATCAACGAGATAGCTCCAATCATCCCCATAGTTGAGATCTCAATAGAAAAAGATGGTCTCTATTGGGTAGACTCAGGCTCAGAGATCTCACGTTTCGGGATAGAGTTCTGCGCGCAGTTATCTAACTGGGCACATATTGTTAACCTTCAAGGCTATGCTCAGGCCTACTTAAAAGGACCTGAGGATCTACAACCGAAGTCAATCAAGATCGGTCCTAACTATATTCTAAGATTGATAACCAATCCCTCTGAGAATAAAGATGTTGAGTTTGGTTATGCTAGCCCTAACTCAGACCTTGCAGGAGTTAAAGATTTAGTCTTAACTCTCCTCTCATTATTTCAATCAGCAGAAGAGGTTGACCCGACATCTATTACAGGAGCTGCTACAGCTCAGACTTTTTCCTCTGGACTAGAACGATTACTTGCGATGATAGAGAACTTTAAGCCGTCTAAAGATGCAATGTCGTTATACGAGCAGGCAGAACAGAAGATCTTTATTGTTATCAAAGCATGGTTAGACCGTCTTAAGAACACCGATGCCCTCGATCCTAAATACTATACCGATACTTTTGGGACTAAAGGATCAATGTCAATCAACTTTAAAGGTCCTGAAAACGTCATGAGCGAAGCAGATCAACTCGACCTAATAGAACGCAGAATAGATGGCGGCACCATGTCTCGGGTATCTGCTATAATGAAACTAGAAAACTTAAATAAAGATGAGGCGATTGAATACCTAAAAGAGATTGATAAAGATGAGTCGATGATGGGTAATGATACTGAAGATTCCGAAGATGATGACATGGAAATGGACCCAAACAAAATAGTGAAAGAGGTTTTAAATGGCACTACCGAAAGGGATGACGTTGAGTCAAGAGAAGGTGGCTCAGAAGTTTAACCTCGAAGATATTTTTGGGGTTGATTTTTCTGACAGACCTGATCTTAAAGCACAGATAGGGCAAGCGATTATTGATAAGATAATTGAAAGAACTTCTAAAGGTGAAGGCCGTGGCGGTTCTCCTTTATGGACTTATTCTACTAGCTATAAGGAAAGCAAAAAATTTGAACAGTATGGCAAAAGCTCGACTGTAAATATGGAACTGACTGGAAGCATGCTTGATTCAATAGATATTATTAAAGATAACGGCAATGAAATAGAGATAGGATTTGGAGGCCCTGATAAGGAGCTACAAAATGCAAAGGCCTATGGGCATGAAACCGGAATGAAAGGCCATAGGTTTTTAGCGGGGAAGGTACCAAAGAGACCGTTCTTTGGGTTAACCGGAGATGAAGTTAAAGAGATCAAATCCCAGTTTAAGGACGAGGTGTCCCAGATTGAGGATAAAATGACAGAAGAGAGTGCAATAGACCTTGCATCTATTTACCAACTCCAGAGAGGGGCAGCAGTTCCCCAGACTATTAAGGTAAGCGACTTCACTTTATTGGAGGATTTATTCGATGAGGATTAAAATCAACTCAGATAAAGCGAGAGAGAATATCATTAGGCGATTTAAAGAGTTTGAAAACAATGCTGAGCAGCTTGATCTATTTGCGAAGAGGATAGTTAGAAACGTTAAAGCGGATGCGGTAGAGGGGATCAATTACAATAAGGAATCGTTCCCCGAGTTGTCGTCATCATGGGAGGATAGAAAGTCTAAACTCCTTGACGTGAACTCCTCTAGTAGGTTTTATGGTCGGGGTAAATCTAACGTCTCTTTCATGGGCGATCTCTTAAAATCTATTGCGTATAAGATCCGTGGTAATGAGATTATTCTTTTAATCACTGGGAATCATCGAAAGGTTAAGGGGATTAGAGGTAAATATCTTGAGGGGAGCAATAGCGCCTTAGCAGATATCTATGACGGGTTAGCATCAAGGGATAAAGCATGGGGATTTTTAGGAGTGTCTCAAGATAGTAAAGCATATTTAAAAACTATTTTTATAAGATTTCTAAGAAGAAAATAATAACTAATATTGACACGCATAACAATGGAG